CGTACTGGCCGATGGCGCCCATCTTGCGCCAGTGTTCGTTCGACCAGGTGTGGCCGCCGTCGTCCGACCAACGCAACATGACCTCCGGGTCGCTGCCCTGCCCTGTGACCAAGCCGACGCCGGTCTGGCAGTCCAACTGGAGCGCGTGCTGCGCCGAGCGCATCAGGTCGTTCTGCCCCGTCGGCAGGGCGCGCCACGACCGCAGCCAGCGCTGCGGGGCGCCGTTGTCGGCGTAGACGTCAAGATCATAGGCGTAGATATTGCCGTTCTGGTAGTCGCCCACCAGCACCTCGTTCTGATAGGATACCTGCGCCACGGGCCGCTGGCGAACCCACGACCCGTTGTCCCAGCCCGCCCGCTCATGCCAGGCTCCCGTCGTGGCGTCATAGGCCCACGTTGCGCCGGCTGACGGGAACACCAGCACGTAGAAGGAATGGCCGTCCTGCTGGTAGGTGTAGCCCACCACGTCGGTGAGCGTGCCGTACTGCTGGATCTGCCACTCGATGGCGTGGGTCGAGATGCGCTGGCCTTGGTAGCCGTTGGCGACGTAGACGATGCCCCGGCCGCGGTCGTCCTTGCCCAGCCAGTAGACCTGGTTGTTCATCTTGGCGACGCTGTACCGGGCCGCACAGCCGAGTTCATTAAACGCGCCCTGAATGCGGACCAACGGGAAGTCCGACAGCCCGGCGTTGTACCAGACTTCCGTGGAGTTCTCGCCAAACAGCCAGACCTCGCGGTGATCGACGATCATGCTGACGACATTGTCAGGGTCGCCCTCGGCGCTGACAAAATCCAGAGGATCGACGCTGGTGCCGTCCAGCAACGCCGTTACCCAGATGCGCTGACTGTTAGGCTCGATGAACACGAAATAGCCGTCCAGATAGTCCACGACCGACGCACCGGGGAAGTCCGGGTCGGTGATCTGCGCGAAGACGCCCGTGTTGGTGTTGTAGATGTAGCCCGCCGGGTCCGCCGCGATCATGATCTGCGTGCCATTGTCGGCCATGCTGACCGGGCCGGTGCCTGCCACGATGCCCTTGGCGGTCGCCACCCAAGAGGAGGTGATCTGGTAGAAGGTGTTGCCCGACACGACGTACAGGTAGACGCTGTGCCACCACATGCCGCGAATGGGGCCGGTCCCGACGTTGACTTTTAACGTCAGTCCCGGACAGCGCTGGAGGAATGCGGGTTCCTTGCCTGCTTCAGGAACCATCTCCGGGAACAGGTTGATCATCTGGCTGTCGGCCGCGTTGACGCTGCGGGCGACATACGCGGAGCCAAGGATCGGTGTTTTCATGCGGTCACGCTAAGATTAAACATACTTAGTAGTTCCCAGCGAATATGTTGAACCTTTGGCGCGTGGCAACAAGGCTGTAGGGCAGCGCCATGATGTCATTCGGGTTGTTGATGCGCTTCAAATTGCGCTTGGACGTCATGGCGATGCGCTGCACCTGCCGGGACGGCTCCACGCCAAATTCCGGGGCCAGTTCGCAGGCCAAATTATATCTAAACGCACGCAAGTAACCTGGCGGAAACGTCAAATCAGTCGCAAGATTGGCGGGGTTTTTTAATTCCTCAACCGAAATAAAATGAAACTCCAGCAACTTGGTCGGAACTGGATATACGTAAAGGTCAACGTTAGGATAGGTCATGTTGACGAACATGACCTGCGGATATGTGCTGGTCACGGTCTTGACGGCGATGCCGTCATACTGCTGTTGGTTGATCAACTTGATGCCAAACGAGATGCCGTTGGCCGGATCGCGGAAATAAGTGCTATCGTCAATCTGCACGGGGCGTTGGATAGTTGAATGGAGAATTGTGCCCAATACCGTAGCTGTAGTGGTTACTGTGCTGGCAAAAGAAATCGTACCTACGCCCGTCGCCGTAATCGTATACGTGCCGTTGTACGTGCTTGGCGTCATGCCGGAAACGGTGATAATCTCACCAACTAGCAACGTGTAAACGCCGGAATATCCCATCGTAACGGTTGAGCCATTACCGCTGACGGACGTAATGGTGACAATTTTTGCGCCAAGCGTTCCGCTTGGGCCAAGCGTACCGCTGATAGTGCCCGGAAGCCAATTGATTACTTGATCTATGGTTGAAAAAACCGACAGACGTTCAGTAGTCCAACTGTCGATCATCTGGTTCATGGCGGTCAACGCGTCCTGCGCCGTCTCGCTAGAAGGAACTTCGCCTTCCGCCAGAACGCCCAGGAGCCGCAAGGAACCGTAAATGATGTCGGCAGTTGTCGTCATGCTAGTCGTCCTTCCGGGGGCGGCCGCGACGGCGCGGAGCCTCTGCCATCAAGTTAGCTTCAGCGTCTGTTTCTGGCAAGTCGTCGTTCTGAAGGTCTTCCGGCTCAAACCGGCTCCAGCCGTTCATTTCGTCGTACTGCGCTTCCATCTCCATCGTGGCAATCTTTACGCCATGCTTGGGATGGAACAAGTAAATGGTCGCCATTGTTCCTCCAAAAGGGAAGACGGGCGGCCGAAGCCGCCCGTCTATTGGTTACGCTGCGCGGTAAAGCGTCCAGGCGCCAGCCGCCGACTTGCGGGCAATGAAAAACGCGCCCGTCGTCACCGGGATCGTCATGGTCAGCGAACCCGTGATCGTCCAACCCGTGCCAGCCGCGATGATTGCGGTAGCCGAAGATGTACCGATGTTCACCACGCGGAACGTGAACGAGGTGCCGACCTTGTCCGAGTTGGTCAAAACCGCTTCCAGATCGGCAACGGTCGGCAGCGTGTAAGTTACGGAAGCGGCGGTGATGCCGCTGTTTGCAATGATCAGGCCGTTGAGAACCTGAGCCGCAGTCAGCGTTGCCGCAGTCGTAACCGAAACGGGATCGGGCAGCGCGTCGATAAGCGGGTCATTCAGGTTGCCGTCGCCGACCTGATAACCGCCAGCGCCATTAGGAATAGCCATGTGATTTGTCCTTGTTTCTAAATTAACGGTGAAAACGGCGCGGGTGACTTCCCGCGCCGCCTAACATTAACCCCAGAGACGGCAAGCCATCTGCGGGCGGATGACGGAATAGCCATACAGCACGTCGATACGGCACGGCAGACGGTCATTGTTGATGTCGTACTGGCGAACAATACGCATCGAGATGCCGTTGTGAACCTGACGGGACGCCATATCGACGCCGCTCGGCATGAGCAGGTCAGCCGTGGCGAACGAGATTGCGTCCTTGTGATAGACCAGGTTCTGCGGGTAGGTGGTCGAAGCCGCGCCGACGAACACCACAGCCTTACCAGTGATGGTGAGGGTGCTGACCGTAGCCAGAGCGTTTGACGGCGAGTAGAGCGCCGGCGAGACAGCCAGCGTCACCGCGCCGCCAGCGGTGGAGGTGTTGGCGGCCGTCACGACGAACTGCTGGAGCGAACCAGTGCTTTCGCGGGTCTGCGGGTTCACGGAGTAGCAGTCGGCCACGGTGAACACGTCGCCCACCGTAAACGTCAGCGCGTTGCCGGCCGAGGCGAGAGTGATCGTGGTAGCGCCTTCCGAGGCGTTACCGTTGACCGTAGCGCCCGTGGCTGCGCGGGTGCCCGTGGTGTGCTGCTTGATCGACTGCGACATGTTGATCTCCTCGTAGCCGAGGACACCTTCTCCCATCATGCCGTTCTTGAACTGGCGGGAGATCGTGTCAACGGGGTTGAAGAGGCCCTTCATGCCTTCGACCAGACCGGCGTTGGCGGCCGGGTTCACGGTCGCGTAGCGGGTCGGCATCATGGCAGCGTACTCGTTCAGCTTCTGCTGGGCCTGAAGCAGGACAAGCGAAGTGGCCGGGGTCGTGCCGGGAGTGCCGACGGTCGAGAAGATGCCCTTGTAGGAGTTGGCAACGTCTGCGTCGATGGACGATGCAAGCTGCGAAATACGCGGCTTCAGAACACGATCCGCGAAATCGTCAAGCTGCATGGTCAGTTCGGCCGACGTGAAGTTCACGCCGATGTGCTTCTGGTTGTTGACAGAGAGCGTGGTGAACTGCTCGTTGTCATCCTGAACCTGAAGGGCTGCACCGTCGGTGACCAGAGCGCGGTCGGGAAGACGGATGCGGAGGGTCGAACCGATCTTGGCGCCTTCGACAGCGAAGCTGTCGTCGTACTGACGGTTCACGTTGCGGGTGATCACCAGGTTGTTCTCAAGGCCAGATGTTCAATCAGGTTCGCTAAACCTAATCCGTTCCTTGCGGAACTGCTGCATGTCACCATGCAGAGCAGACTATCTCTTCACCCTCCATCGAGGGGCTGTGCGCTTTGGACCGCTTGGCCCTACTCCCTTTCGGGATAGTCGTTACACCTTACATTGATGAGGACAAACACCGCTGTTGCGATGCTTCCCGACCTGACAGTTCATACATAGCACCTGATAGCCCGGAGGAAAAGCGTTTTTTCGCAGCCACAAATAGAACGCTGTACCGCTGCTGCCGTAAAGGCCGCTGCGGCGCTCTTTGCCGCCATCATTGTTAATGTGGTCTATGGACAAAAACTTGGGCTCAGTCTCGCCGCAACAGGCGCAGGTATAGCCGCCGTAGGCTGCAAATACGGCGTTTCGGACGCGGTCTTGATTGCGCTTGGTCTTGTCGCGTTCCATCTGGCGGATACGCCCAACCTCTTCTGGTGAGCTTTTAGCCAGCTTGCGATTACGCCACTCCCTAGATTGTTCTCGGGCCCGCTCCCGATTGGCCTCGCGCCACTCTTGCATGCGGCGGCGGTGCCTTTCAGGATCGCGGGCCCGATAACGTTGGGCGGCTTCTCTGTTCTTCTTTCGGAGAAGTTCTTCCGGTGTCAGGTCGGAATTGTTCTCGTCTTTGTCTTGGCTCGGTGTTTTCATGTAATAATAGTAACATGAGGTTCACCGAATTCACACAGTTATTTTTCGAGGGGTTACCCCCAAGGGAGACCTAAAAGTTAATCTCCAGAGCCTTCCGGGTGATCATGTCAATCGTAAGAAGTGAATTGGCCATGACCTATATGGTCCTTTCGTTGGATAAAATTATCGTCTGCGGTTAGCCTCGTACTTCTTGATCTGGCGCAGCCGTTCCGCTTCGATCCATTCCGACGTTGACATGTTCTTCACAGAACGTGGGTCGGTGGTGTCGTATGCAGGCGTACCTGTCGAGGTACGGGCCGTAACCGGAGCAATCGGTGCCGGGGCGGTGGAAGTCTTCTTGGCCGGTGGATTAACGCCGAGATTGGCCTCAATCTTTCCGATTTCCCGTGCCTGCAAGAGCGGTGATAGGCGCGCAATCCGTTCGGCTTCCTTGGGGTTCGATCCGAGGTAATAGATTACATCGGGGCCGTTATCCGAAGCCTGAATGGTCTGCGCCATCGTTTCCGTGACGGGGAGCTTGGGGTTGTAGGCGACCTGTTCAAAGTCGTCGTACTTGTTCCGCGCTTCCTCTTCACGGTCGTGATAGGCATCGAGCGTAGCCTGGCGTTCAGCTTCGGCGGCCCGCTTTGCCAGGAGTTCCTGTGCTTTGCGTTCGGCCAAGGCGTCAGCGTAGGCTTGTGCATCTGCGAAGTCGTCTGCTCTCAGCGGTTCCGACGGAACGGCTGGGGGCTGTGACTTAGCCTTCTGCGCCTGCTCGCGCTCCCATTTCCGTTGTTCTCTTGCGAGACGTTTGCCGACGATTGCGTCCAATTCTTCCTGAGTGAAGGTCTTGGATGCGTCCGTTGGCG